GGATAAATCCTAACCACACAAAAAGTGAAATTATATGATAAACATGTGCCATACGTGGGCATACACGCCAAATTCAAAGAAGATGGAAGAAAAGGACATTTAGAAAATGAGCAAACTACACATTGACCCAGTAAGGGGCACGGAGTAGGGGGTCAACAGTGACATAGGGATTGCGGTGGACCCGACCAAGTCGGGCATCATCAGCAAATCCAAAGTGAAGGTGAACAGGGATGGGAAGTGGATTCTGAGATCGCATGGTTATATAACCCCACGGATTCTCAGAAGCTTGAACTGTGAGACTTGCGCCATTAATGGCAGCAAGTTTCGCTACAGGAAAAACACGAGTAAACCAATTATATGGTATCTCGATGGTAGCAGTTGGGTTGGCAACAGTCAAGGTGGCACCAAGGACAGCATTACGAGAATGGGGCCCTTGGGTCTCAAGACTAGAACCATTGGTGATGGCGGAGGCAACAGCGAAAGTGTCGCCATAGCCCCCGTCAGGGGAGTTATACGAATTCTCATTGAGGAGACGTATAGGGGAAAGGTAGATACAAACAGGGGAATCGATGTTTGCTTGCAGAGGATTAGAAATTTCAAAGGTGACACGCATAGAACCACGAATGAACTGAAAAGCGGAAAGCATAGGCATATAGGGAATAGCCCCTAAAAGCATAGTGACAGGAAAAGACTGCGTGAGTCCAAGTGCAGGATCCAAACTACCACAATACCAACGACGCTTTAACAAATCACGAAGACTCGAAAAACGTTCGCCAGAAATTTGGGAAATCGGGAAGATGCGAGATTTAGGACATATGGGAATAGCTTCAGCAGTCCACTCGTCGGCATTGGTAGCAAAGCCGGTAGTACTGACAGTGGAACCAGTGGTGTTGGTGTCACCCTGAATCGTAAGACGCTTACGCGTTACAGGTGCAATCAAACCCACTGGTTTCGCTGAAGCAATAGAAGCGGGCGGAGAAGGAACAACAACACAAGAGGCAGAATCGCCCTCATCAAAGGTTGGACCAGTGTTAGCCCATATATTATTGTAGAGGTACGAATCAGTCATAAACCAGTTTGAACCAGAAACACCAGCAAGCTGGAAATCTGGTCCGCCGGCAATGAACACATCAATAGTCACAGTGGAGGATGAGCCCCCAGTGACCGCAAGCGGAGCAGCAACAAAAACAGAAAGCGTGCCATTGAGATGCACACCAGGATAGGTAACATTTGACGAGGTGTTATTCCCGTCAAGCGCCCCCCATTTGGTGTGCATACTATTCTGTGCAGACATAAAAGGAACACGAATAGTGATACGACGAGATTGATTGGCCAGATCATAAAGGATTGTGTATTGATTCGCACAATCAGCCAAACTACCAACAGTAGTAGTGGGATCAAAGTTCACAACAAACAGCAGGGAACCACTAGTGAAACTGGAGGTGTTCATAAGGAACGTGTACTCCAGATCACCGGACCAATAGTCAGAAATGCCTGCTAGATAGGTCACCCAAGGAACAGAAGCGCCGGTGGATAAATAACCAGCGGCATTGAGCTCGTAGATATATGTAGGGTGGATAGGGATATCTATCAAATCTTGACCAACAGTGTTAATACCTGTAAAATCAAAGGTAGCAAGATAGCCCGGTTTACGAACAAGATAGTCAACACGCATCTCATCAACATCGGTGAAGAAATCACCGGGGGTAGACAAAGCCTCAGAACCGGCGTACATTTTCATTTCGTACACTGGCTCCAAGTCGGTAGCAGTAGTATAGTTAGGACGATTGACACCCCATGTTAAAATGGGGCCACAAGTGTTAGCAACAAGATCCATGGCACCTGTGGTAGCACTCATGGGTTCAGGGGTAGGGGTACCATTGTGAGCAGTCCCACGCATAACAGGAAAACGCTCACGAATGGCATCCATGGTCATACCGATGTTCTTTTCGGTGACCAAAGTCTTGACATGGTCCACAACTTTAGAAGCAATAGTGGGAGCTGCCGGACCAGGACGAACAGGAACAGTATGACCGGTCTTAGCAACAGAAACAGCAGGCATGGCAGAAGCGGGAGGTGCAAGATTAGCAGTAGGAGTAGAACCACCAACGCCAACAGCAGTCGACATAGTCGGATCAACGCGGTTAGTAAGATCAAAAGTATCACCATGTTCTTCAACAGGAGCACTAAGATTACCACCAGCATTGAAATTGGAAGTGCGATTAGTTATTTTCTGCACAGAGTTGCCCTGAATAGTCAGACGCTTACGCGAAGAACAGGACGGAGGAGAAACAGAATCCAGGGTAACAGAAACAACACGAGGGAGGAAAAACTCAGAACGAGGAAACGAAGCAGAAAGGGTACACTTGATGTCGGCAGTAGAGCCAGCACCAACAGTTAGGTCAGTAAGCACAGCAATATACAAGAAACTAGTAACATTGCCAACATTCATGTCGAAAGCCTCCTCTTGAAAGTTGTAGGGCATAGTGAGCACAGCAGACGACGACCCACAGGCATCAATGATGACATGAGGACCAGAATAAAATTGGTCAATGTCAACAACAGGGATGTCAGGGGTGAAAAACATAACAAGTTTTCCAGCATGAAAGACAGTCCCGGGGACATCAAGACGAACAGAGATATCACCCCTCCAAAGTACAAAATTCTGAAAAGGTACACGCATAAGGGTTGTAGCAGCCAACCCACTGGGACAAGCAACAGAAGTGAGAATTGTCCCAGGGGGGCTACCAAGAACCCAATTAAACGAAGAAACATAAGCATAACGATCAACAACATTAACGAGATCCCAATTACGATCGGGAATCAAAGAACTTGCAAGATGCATAAAGTCGCCAGGACCCTGCACTTCAAGACCAGCGGGAGAAACAATTTGAGAGATTTGGGTGTTCATGATGGACACATTGAAGTCCGTACCGCTAAAAGGACCCTACTTGCACGCGGAAACGGCCTATAACAAGTAGACATACAACAGAAGCGTCCAAGCAACGAGGTGTGTTATAAACTACACAAAAGTTAGCGCCCATAGTGTTTACGATACATGAAAGCAAGAGCAGACTCCCATGTAAGGAGAGGTTCAGAAAAGATCAAAACAGCGCTATACGCAGCCCTTAGTTGGGAGAAAAACTCCTTACCACGGTGCGCAGCAAAGGACAAGGAAGCATTAGCGTTGTCAACAGCACGCGCAGACGGATTGTCCGATTTACGAATATAGTAAGCACAATCGAGTATAACCTCGGTCGGCAAACAAGCAACATAAAGACCAGGAAACAAGGTAGTATTAACGGTGCGTTTTAAGAACTGACACTCAGTCAACTTCTTAAAACGCATCGAAGACTCCTTGTCAGCCGCAGTGTATTCACGCCCAAGGATTGAAAATTGGGCCGCAACCTGCATAGGATTGAAAAAGTGGGACACGGCTTCTGACACAGAAAACAAATTGTCATCGCCATTCACACCAAACTCAACATTGTCATCAAAAGCAGCATTAGTACACAAATCCAAAGGGGCAACATTAAACCACACATAGGCAAAATTGATGGCATTCCCAACAGTGTCAAAAGCGGACGTACCGCAACAACCAGAAGGAATCCCACCTGAGACCATGTACATGACGTCACCACAAAGATGGACAGAGTACATAATCTCATCCATCAACACAGAACGAACAGTGCGATCAGCACCACCATAAAAGCTTTGGACAACACGTAAACAGCCAACAAGCAACTCAGGGGGAAATTGTCCATCATTGTTGTGGATATCACCATCAAAGCACAAAGGGTGCTTACTCAATCTAGTGAGAAGATGGTGAAATTCATTGGACTCGCAATCCATCCCCAAAGTGGACGGACCACGCTCAAACAAACTATTGAGGTGGCCAAAGAAAGCCATAAAATACATACGGAAAACAATCAAGAAATCAAGAGGCCCACTATTGATAACACGAGTGGAACAACCTTCAATCTTGGGCCAAGGACGACGCTCGTCCTTAAGACAGTCAAGCCAGATGGTAGTATCTCTGGCTCCACGTTCGGCCAAATCAATACGGCGCAAGACAGCTTCCTCAAGAGGAGGCTTCATCTGACGCCAATTACCAACTTGGTCAAAGTGAGACAACTTATCACCAGTATTTTTCCAGGGGTAACCAGGTCCACTGGTGAAATCAAGCGACTCGTACCCAAGATCGACATCCCCATTGACGGACACATTAGCAGAAAGCACACGAGGTTCAAAAACGGAAAGCCCACCAAATTTAGATATAGCCCAACCAACAGCTTGCTCAAATGGGACAACAGAAAAAGCACGACCCCCAGGACAACCACCCTTAGCTGCAGCCTTACGAAGAGGAGAAACAGTTCTCAACGAAGGAAGAACACGCTCGTCACCAGGACGAAGAACAGCAGGATGGGTCGTGGGAGGACCCATACAACCATGCAAGACAGACTTTTCAATAACAGTCTTGCCTGAAACATGGTTGTATACATCCCCACGAGACATAAGGTAAAAGTGACAATCAGACCACTCACGAGGGGTAGGAACGGCAGAACTGTCACCTTGAATTTGAGGCATAGTAACAGAACTAGCAGACTTGGTAGCCTCAACAACCCAAGCCTTATCAATGGAAACGGCATAACCAATACCGCGCCCATCATTAGAAGCAACATGTAACCCAAGGACAACATCTTGGCCATGAACACGGCCAACAAGAAGAGATCCACAATCGCCCACATGTGTACGAGCAGAATAGATCCAAGTTTCATCGACCTCAGTATATTGAGTACCTTGGCCATAACACACCTTCTCAACATTACGCTTCGCTACAGTGTGAATCAAACGAAGATTCCCGTCAGTGTCACGGGAGTACAAATCGACTTCACAAGAAGGAACACGAACTGAGTCCATAAAGAAATGACTCAAATCAGGACCAGTAGGACATTGGGGTGGGAGAGAAATGGCCTGAAAATCAAGAACGTTCCCATCAGGACCATAAGCAGTGGTAACATCTGAACCATCGATGTCGAAGGTATACAACAAAGGAATAGGACCAGAAAGACCAAATTTGGACCAAACAACATGAACAATCTCATCAGGGTCTTCGACAAAAACACGAAAGAAATGTGAGGGAACAAGTAAGCACTTTTGAGAGTGCAAACAATGCAACTTGGTCCTCTTTCCACCGTCAGTCCAACCTTCCAACCAACCAATCTGAGCAGCAACTTTGTGCCGCTCACCATCGCCTTGAATCATAGGGCGACGGACACTCTGCGCACCTTTGCGAAGAGTAATAGTACGGCCAGGACTAGTAGGGTAACCAGTCGCAGCTTGTGCCTTGATTTTAGGCCCAAGTAACTTGTAAGCGAGGATTAAAGCACCCAAACTGGCCGTACCAAGCAAACAAACAGGAACATAAGGATGACTAGCAACAAAGTCTTTATACGCAATAGAAGCGTAAGCAAAACAATTGGACAAAGCAAGAGGCTCAACAGGAATTTCAAGTGGGGGACGTTGATCACGACGCATAGCAGCGGTCACACGCGCAAGTTCAGCAGCCCAAATAGCATCAGCACGAGTAAAATCGTGTTGAACAGGAATCTGAGCAAGAGGTTCGGTATCAGCCTCAAGTCGAGTTCGCATAACTGGAATCTCGACTTTCCAACCCGTTTGGTATGCAGCATCAAGAACACGTTGCTCATTAGCCATATGGGCCAAAAACTTCTCCTTAATGAGCTCAAACACAGAATCACGAGACAAAAAATGTTCACCGGCCTCATAAAGTCGGTGCCCAGGAGGAAAACGGGAAATCCAAGCATAAGTGGCCTCAAAAGGTTCACCATCGCGACTAGTGCGAGTGACCCTAATAAGAACGTGACGACGTTCATAGATATTGTCATAACATGGCCAATCAAATGGACGAGGGAAGGAATTGTTAGTGGTAGAACCGACAATCAAAGAATTGAATTCAGTTCCTTTGATACCGACAGTGGGGTCATCCAAGGAAGCAAACTCTGGAATGAAACGCGAAGATGAAATCATCTGAATGAACTCACGATATCCATCATTGGTTTTGTTGTCGCAACCCCAATCGTCGATCTCAGTTCCAATTTGACCATGATATCCACTCCAATGGGAACTACCCCAAGAGCGAGGATAAAACTCCCCAAAAGCCATAAGAAGCTCCCGACACAAAGTAGACTTGCCTGAACGAGAATCCCCACACAACATGAAAGAAAACGGACAAAAACGCTTACCATCAGAAGCAGCCCAACGCGCATGTGCATTAAACACATTCTCACCACGCTGGACAAGAGAACGAAGATGGGTGGAAAAGGCTGGAGGGCAAGAAACCTTCTCAACACGAGATTGAACAATGAGAAGTTTGTCGTACACAATTTGAAAAGCAGGATAGCCTGTGTTCGAAAAAGAAACAACACCGATGTTGGCAGGTGTTAAAATCAAGTCAGCTTCTTGGAAAAGCTTCTCGACGTCCAAGTCTTGCACAAGAACGTACCAACCTTGATCAGGCATCATACTAGCAACAAATTGACGCACCCATAAGGGCATCCAATCACACAAAACAGACAAAACTGAACTAACATCGCGAGCACCAAGGACTAAAGAATGAAGGTCTTTGGCAGAACGCATGATGGAACTGCGGTTGGGTATAGCACCCATGACAGAAGCAGCACCATCAAGAAACTCCGTAACCCCTTGGATGGACAAAGGCTCCGGAGTAGAACAACAAGACAAAATAAAATCATTGGCAAGGTCAACTAGGATCGAAATCCCAGCATACCCCACACCAAAGATCTCAGCTCCCCGAAGTGTAAGGGAAGCACGAGAACCTTGTCCATGGAAATAACTAATCGTATCAACAGTAAAGAAAAGAGCATGGACAGGATTTATCCTGTTACGCTCGAGCCAAAGTCGAAGGTCAACGGGGAGATAACAAGCAAGATCGGACGGCTTGGCCAACACAGTCTGACGAAAAACACGATTATAGATCGCCTTACGACGCATACAAAAAGTGGCAACAGTGCCAGCAACACATATAGCACCGGCAGCAATACCAGCACCAATCTCAGTGAGGCCCTGAATCTGCAAACTCTCAATATCGCCAAAAAGGTCATCAACTGATTGAACATGAACCATATCAGGAGGAGAAACATCAAGACAAGACGAAGAAACGACAGAAAAACTGTTGAAAACGTTCGGAAAAGTACGGACGTTGAAATAGTAGGAAACAAAACTACAAGCAACATCAACAGAAATGCGCTCTCCAACAAGGAAACGCAAATAGTGGCTCAAAGCATTGACGGTAGCCACAGGAGTAGCACAATGATGGAGGCAACCAGCAATCTCAGCAGTCCCGTCAGGACGACGACGAACCGCCGCACCAACATAAACTTCGAGAAAACCAGAACCCGTGATAGACATAATGGCCTTGCAACGATCATAATGATCAGCTTTTCGCCAATAAGTGGCAGAACAACATTTGAGAACAGTCATTTGAGTCGTGGGACAAAATCGCACCGCAATATTATTGTCCATGATGGGTTCAACAAACAAGCGAAACGACTCAATAGACTGCAACAAAGCTGGAGGTCCCTCCGGGAACCAAGATGGAAGGTAATCGGAAGGAAGTGGTACACTTGACGGTAGCATCGAAATAGATTGTTGTGAAAACATTGTTATCAAATTAATGATCGGAAAATGTAAGTAAAAATCCAGTAGGAAATCCGGATTCGAAAACGAAACACAAAATGGACAAAAAGGATGGGCCAATCCGCTCATCAAAGAATAAACTAGTGGGTTTCTCAAACTAAATGGAAGTGCAGCAATGCATCATCTTGTTTCGAATGAAATACTCTCCGGTCAAATCAAACTGCAAACGCTCCAATCGGACTGGTGAAAACCGGTAACGGATTGGCTGGCGGGCACAAGACGGAATAACCACAAGACCACGCAACTAACCACTAGCAAACTCTAAGGTAGATAGTAGTACCAATTACGTCTACACCTCTCAACGCGACCCGTCATCCAAAAGCGCAAAAAGCACCCGGACTGAGAAGAATTAGAGCTGCACCCTATCCAAAATCCCAGATCATGAACGAAGACGAATAAAATTGGAATAAAAATAGAAGAAACTAAAAGAGGAAATAGTTGGTTTTAACGATACTTCGTCAACGATTTGAAAGAAAACTCATCCACCATGACGGCGAAGAAACCCGAATGCAGAAGAATTACCCACCACACCGGCGAGAAAACCCTACACAGAAGACTGCG